GTCTCGTTTATGTGGTTGACCACTTGGTTTCTTCGCAACATACCAATCAAAATATTTTCTTGTGTGGTTTTTCATTAACCAGTTGTTAATTTGTTTTCTTGTTTTTCTGGTTGGTTCAAATGCAACTGAACCCGCTGTGAAACCCATTTTCTTCCAATGTGATAATCTATCATACTGAGATAACCCACCAGTTTTTGTTTTACCATATAATGATGTTGTAGTTACACCAACAAGTTTATCACCATACAATTCTTGCCATAAATTTTGTATCTTGTCATCTAAACATAATAGTGCTAATAATTTACCGCCTGTGTAATTATAACCTAAAGGTTGGAGAGGAACAATCGTGGATCCAATGGCTGTATGGTTGATCATTGATCCTTGCGTTTTAAGTTCTCTACTCCAACCGATAAAGTTATCTCTTGGCGTTAAATCTAAAAAATCTGAGGAAATACAAATAACACCAAGATACTGTTTGGTCGGTTTATCTCTTACAACAAAGTTAAGATTACGACCAATGTTTGAATTGTTTTTCATTGTTGATGAAAATGTTCTGATTACATTCCAAAGTTCAGGCAAATCATCTTGTTTGTTTGCATAGATTAACTCTGGTTCTAACTTCATGTAGTCATCTACATTTTCAGGATTCCAAATATTTGTTTTAACTTCTTGTATAGCACGGCGTTGTTTCTCATCTTCTAATACTTTTGTTTCGCCTTCCCATAGATCATTGACTGTAACAAATGGATATTTTTCTTGCACTTCACACCACTTTTGATATAAAGTATATTCTTTCACATCCATTTGTGAAACAAATTGTAGGTCTTTGATTGTTTGTTCTTTCACCATATCAAAGTCAACATCTGGCATTTCGGTTACAGGATTAGCTTCTGACCATTTCTGCCATTGAACTTCTACATCATCTTTTGGATCCCAAGAATAACTCATTATCTCTTTCTTCTTTGTATTTTTTTAATCATCTTTTGTTGTTTTTGTCTTGCCATTCTCAATGCAACAGGACCAGCTAACTGTGTAAATTTAATTCCGTTCATGTGGTCTAGTTCATGTAAAAAACATCTAGCAGTTATGCCAGTTAATACTTGTTTTTTTACTTCACCCTTTTCTGTTGTATATTCAACTTCAATCTCTGACGGTCTTTCTATTTTAAGATATAAACCGGGAAAAGAGAGGCAACCTTCATTATCTTTTACATAGTTTGCCGACCCTTTTGTCATTTTAGGATTAATACAAACCATTTCAAAGTCATCTGTACCAATAATAAACACTCGTTCAAATACACCACATTGATTGGCAGATAATCCAATACCACCAAACTTTTTCATTGTCATTCTTAATCGTTTAACTAAAGTATCCATAGCTTGATTTGGCAAACTTTGTGTTGGATATTCAGGTATCTCTTTTGATAACATTGGATGCTTGTCATCATATAACGGTAAAGGCTCAAGTTGAACGGGTTGTGAATGTTCCGTTTCGGTGTTTATAACTAATAAATTGTCTTCACTCATATTACCATCCTAGAAAAGTTTCTTTGTTTTTCAAATTTAATTACTGATTCAAATTTATCTTGTAATATATCGCCTTTGTGTGATATTACAAAAATATTAACCTGGTCTAACTCATGTAGTATTTTAATTAACTCATCAACACCTGTGGTATCCAATGATGAATCAAAAGTTTCATCTAATACTAATAAGTTTGTATTCGTAGAATTCTTTAACTTAGCCACTGACCGCCAGGTTAGCATCAGCGCCATATCAATTCGTTGTTTCTCACCTTGTGAAAAGTTATTATAGGTAAAGTCATCTCTAAACCTGGACTTAATGGTTTCTTTGAATGCTTCATCTAATGTAAAGTTCACAAAGAAATCTAACTTTGCCAAATACTTGTTAACCAATTTATTAATCACAGGTAAATATTGTTTAATAATTTTTGTTTTGATACCTGTATCTTTTAATAAAGAACCAGCAACTTCATAATATGTTTTTTCTTCAAGTAGTTCTTTATATTCTGTTTCTTTATTTTCTATTTCAACTTTTAATTCTTTTAGTTTTACTTCTTCAGCATCCGATTTAGTTTTTGTATTTTGTAGTTCTTCAATCTGTTCTTTTAACTTTTGAATGTATTTGTTTATCTCGGTAACAGAAGTATTATTGGTTGCAATCTTAATCTGTAACTCTTGGACTTCTTTTTGTTTTTCAGCAATCGTATTAAGTTTAGCTTGTTCTTCTAATACTTTTGTTTCTAATTCTGTTAAACCATGACTACATTCATCTACTTTTTCTTTTAATACAGACACCTCTGTTTGTTTAAATGTTTGTTCAATATGTTGTCTACAAGTTGGACAGTTATCATTATGTTCAAAGAAATCAATATCTCTTTTATACTTTGAGAGGTTTGTTTCAATCTGAGCTTCTAATTGGTGGAATCTTTTGACCTTTTTCTCGGTTTCAATTCTATTCCCAATATCCGTCTGAATTTCTGATACTCTGGATCCAATGCTTTGTATTTCTTCATTGAGTTTTTTAATATTGTTTTCATTATCGGTGATATCTTGTTCATGTTTTTTTATTTTTTCATTGTTATCTTGTTTAAGTTCATTTACCCTTTTTTCTTCAAAAATAAATTCTTGTCGAACTAATTGTAACTCGTGTTTTTTCTCATTGGTCAATTCTTTATTGGTTGATAATTCTTCTTTGACCAGTTTATTCATTGTAGAAAAGATTTGAATATCTAATAAGTCTTCGATAATTTCTCGTCTATCTCTACTTGATAGTTGCATGAATGGTGTAAATGAGGCTGAACCTAAAACAACAATCTGTGTAAAAGATTTATAGTTCATTCTTAAAATAAACTTTTCAAGTTGTTCTTGGTAATCTCTTACTGTTGCTTCTTGATTAACCAATTCACCATCAACATATATCTCAAAAGTATTTGGTTTGATACCTCGTATAATTTTATACGATTTATTGTTTGTATCAAACTCAACCTCAACGACACAGTTTTTACCATTGATTGTGTTTGTTAGATTAGCTTTAGGAATATCTCTAAATGGTTTCCCAAATAAACCAAAACACAAAGCATCCAGCATGGTTGACTTACCTGAACCATTAACACCCACAATTAAGGTATTGATGTTCTTGCTTAAATCAACTTCATTAAAGTAATTGCCGGTTGAAAGTAAATTCTTCCAACGGACTTTTCTAAATAATATCAATCAGTTTCTTCCGTGTGTAAGGCTTCTGTATATAATTCACGCATAATATCTTTTAGTTTTTCGTTATTCACTTCAAGTTTTAAACCATCAATGTATTTTGATAATATCGTCATTGTATCTTCTGCTTGGTTTACAATTTCTTCATCTGATTCTAAATTGTTTTCTGAAAAATCTTCAACAATCGAAATATCAGCTGCACCAACTTTGTATAAATTATCAGTTAAATGGTCAAACAAATATGGATTTTGTTTATGTAATACAACAATTTTAACATAGTTGTCTTTATACATCTCATAGTCCATATTCTGAATATCATTCAATGATAGGTCATTATCATCATAATTTATTTTATGAAATATTTCAAATGGGTTTTTTATAAATTCTAATTCTCTTGTGTGAGTATCGAATATATGAAACCCTCTTGGATCATTCCAATCCGCCCATGTCATTTGACCTGGTGTGCCAACATAAAAGATATGACCATCATTTGATTTATGATGAAAGTGTCCAGTCAATACGATATCATACTTGGTTAATGGTTTTTTGTCAATACCTGTTTGTGAAACATTGCCTTTATCCATTTCGAAACCTTGTATCTCAAAATGTCCAAAACAAATTTGTGATTTACTATTTTTAATGTGTTCCATAATTTGTTCTTCATTTTCAGCACATAGCCAAGGAACAATATCAATAGGAACACCATCAAAGTCTTTTGTAATAAACTCATCATAAATGGTGATGTTATCATATTCATTTAATAAAAGTTTTGATGAGTTGACTTCTAATGTATTACGGTAACTAATATCATGGTTACCTAATATTGAATAGAATGTAATGTTGTTTTCTTTTAGTTTGTCAAAGAAATATTTGCGACAAAGATGAAGTGTATTGAAGTTAATAAATTTTCTTCGGTCAAATAAATCACCCATTTGAAAAATGGTATCAATATTATTTTCTTTTAAATATGGGAAAAATATTTCATCATAAAACTTTTCATAGTGTTTATGAAAGATAATAGAATCACCACGCATACCAAAATGCGTATCACCAAGAATACATAATTTCATATTATATTTGTTTTATAAATTTTTCTATTTGGTCTTTAATGTGAAGCTTTTCTTGTTTCATTTTATGTAAAGATGAATCATCAAGATATAATGAATACTCTTGTTTTATTTTTTCATCAAGTAGTCGATGTCTTACTTTTAATGCTTCTATTTTATCTTGTATCATTAAAATGTCCTTTCATAAACAGGAATGGTTTCACATATGTCTTCGTGGTTTTTATATTCACAATCTTTTAAGAATATACCACCACACGAACATAGTATAACACACATAAACATCATAAGAGGCAAAGATTTATTCATCTAAGAATTTATCAAGGCCTTTTACTTTAGCATCTTTTTTCTTTTGTTTTGATTCTTCAAAATCTTGGATGAACTGTGAGATATTATCATACAATTCAAATTGTCTTGTGTTACCATTTTCATCTTCAAAGACTTCAAACTCATCTAAAATACCAATTTGTTCTGTTGCTTTATATTTGACATATAGCTGTTTCTTTTCTCTGGTAATTCTTCGCAGAAAAGCATAGTAGATAATCTGTGTAAAATATGCAAAAGGATTCTTTGATTTTTCTGGATTGAAATTACGGAAATACATCATACAGTTTTCAATACCATCAGCAATCATCTCATCTCTAAATGAATATGATACAAAGTTTGGTTTGCGTGATAGATGGTCTGCAATCTTTAGAAAGCATTCACCTACATAATTTGGAATTTGCGGTTGTGGTTTGCCTTTTTTATCGGCAATGTCACAATCTTTTTTATATGCAATCAGTGCAGCTAAAAAATCTGCATTGTTGACATAGTGTTTTTCTCTTTTTGCCATAATATACCTTCTTTCAAATTTGCCTAATTTAGGCCTTGACAAACATTAATTTTACCATTATAATACTGGTGTCAGTTGCGAGGTTAGGACCTCCTGGATCCTATCTAATAACTTAAACACTCGTTTTCTATATTCAAATCCTAACATTGATGCTTTCTGTCCATCTTTATAAGGGGGTATTCGATTTTCTGAATAGTATTGATTGCCTGTAATATCAATTATATTATTGTTTGTATCTACGCACCACCAATGCCAAATACCTTCATCATCTAATGCACGATTTAATTTTATTTGTTTTGTTCCAAAGACCTTTTGTAAACAAGCAGAAGCTGTGTGACAATGACCAAACATAGGATTGTTTTTGTTTCGTTCTACCCATTTTTTAGGTAATAAATCTGGTGTTAAATTATTCACAATAACTTTTGTTACCATATTCAAATTGTTTTCATTATATTCAAGCATAACTAATGTAATTGACTTTTGTCTTTTGGTCTTTCTAAACTGTTTAATAAATCATCAATCGTTGAAGAATCATCATCATAATATTCATCAACTTCATCCATCCATTCATCTTCTCTTTGAATATTTTTGTTTGCTTTGTCCAACATATCACCATTTCTTTGAGATTCTTTTTCAATCTGACCAATAGCATT